GTGAAAGGGAAATATCCCTCGTGAAATCTTTGGGAGGAACTAATGGCAACGACAAAAAAACCTACAGCTAAGGGACGCCCGGCGGGCGCGATCAATCAGGCCGCCGACACCCTTATCCGGATGGCCGAGGAGGGCGGCGTCGAGCAGAATTTTTTCTTTACGACGACCTTTAACCGCTATAAGGTGCAGCTTAATACCCTCGAGCGGCTCCGGAAAGAAATATCCGAGACGGAGGTTATCGTCGAGAAGGAGTACGTCAAGGGGCGGAAAAACCTCGTCGCGAATCCGGCGATCTCGGAGTATAACAAGACGAGCACAGCCGCGAACCAGACCGTGTCTACGCTTTTAAATATCATCAAGACTTTCGCGGACGGGCCGATCATGAGCTCCGGATCCGCAAGCGGGGGCGACTGCGATCTCTAAGCGGCTAAGCCCTCACGTGCAGCGCTTTATCGATCAAGTTGAGTCTGGCAGCTTAAGAGCGAGTAAAGAGGTGCGGGCGCTTATCGACCACGTCCGTTACTGCTTTATGACCGAGGATATCTACATAGACGAGGAGCAGGCGGATCACTATATCGGCCTCGCGAAGTATTTCCCGTACCCGGAGATTTTTCCCTGGCAGGACTTCGTGATAACGCTCCACGACTGTACGTACTGGAGCGACTCCCGGATGCCCCGCTGGCCGGATCTCTTTTGCATGATCGGCCGGGGCGCGGGGAAAGACGGGACGATCGCCCTCGAGGCCGTCGCGCTCGTTTCGCCCTATAACGGGATCCCCGGCTATGACGTAGACGTCTGCGCGAACAACGAGGAGCAGGCGCTCCGCCCCGTCCTCGATATCGTCGAGGCTTTCGACGGGGAGGACGGAGCGCAGAAAAAGAAACTGAAAAAATACTTTTCATGGAAAAAGGAATCCGTCGAGAGCTTAAAGACCCGGGCTTTTATCCGGGGGAGGACGAATAATCCGAAAGGGAAAGACGGTATGCGCTCCGGGATCGTCGTATTTAACGAGATTCACCAGTACGAGAATTACGCGAATATAAACGTATTTACGACCGGCCTCGGAAAGCACCCGCACCCGAGGCGGTCGTATTTTACGACGAACGGGGACGTGCGCGAGGGGCCGCTCGACGACCTTCTCGAAAGCTCCGAGGGGATCCTTTTCGGCGGCGATCCGGACAACGGGCTTTTGCCTTTTATCTGCCGCCTCGACTCAAAGGACGAGGTACACGACCCGGCGAACTGGGAAAAAGCGAACCCCTCGCTCCCGTATCTCCCGGCGCTCCGGCACGAGACCGAGAAGGAATATCGCGACTGGGTCAAAAGCCCGCAGCGGCTCCCGGCGTTTATGACGAAGCGCATGAATATCCCGGACGGATCCTCCGAGATCGCCGTCACGGACTACGCGAATATCAAGGCAACCGACCGGGAGCTCCCGGATTTACGCGGCTGGACTTGCGTCGCCGGGATCGACTTCTCGAAGATCACCGACTGGGTCTCCGTCGATCTGCACTTTAAGCAGGGCGACGCCCGCTATGATATCTCGCACTCGTGGATGTGCGCAAACTCGAAAGATATCCCGCGCCTCCGCTGCCCTTGGAAAGAGTGGGAGGCGACCGGGCGGCTTACCCTCGTAGACGACGTCGAGATCCACCCGGATATCATAACCGGCTATCTCTACGAGATGAAAAAGCTCTACATGATCCGGGGCGTCGCGATCGACGATTTCCGCTACGCGCTCCTCGCCCGGTATCTGACCGATATCGGGTTTACGAAAGAGGCGAAAAACCTTAAGCTCGTCCGCCCGTCGGACGTGATGCGGGTCGCGCCGGTGATCGACTCCTGCTTCGCCAACCAGTGGTTTACCTGGGGCGACGCCCCGGAGCTCCGCTGGGCTACGAACAACACGAAAATGATCCGCTACGGGCGAAAGCTCGGGAGTACCGGCGACGCAGACACGGGCAATTTTGTCTACGGGAAGATCGAGGCGAAAAGCCGGAAGACTGACCCGTTTATGGCGCTCGTCGCGGCAATGACGATAGAGGATCAGATCATAGAAAGACGGACGCACGGACGGCGTAAGCTCGACGTCGCGACGTACTAAGAAAGGAGGCTGTCATGGCTTTCAATTTTTTTAAATGGCTCCTCGGCGATAGCGGGGGAAACTCGAAGGCCGTCGCGGTATCCGAGAAAGACTTTCTCGACGCCCCGGATAGCGGGCCCGTCGTCGGGATCGAATCTTATTTACAGCGTATGGCGTTCTGGGGAGCCGTCCGGAAAATCGGCGCGGCACTCGGCGCGATCGAGTGGGAAACCTACCGGCGCAGGAAAAAAGTAAAGGCAAAGGAGTATTGGAGCTGGAACTACTCCCCGAATCCGAACCAGAACCGGAGCGAGTTTTTTATGAGCCTCGCGGCGGAGCTTTTCCTCCGCCAAAAGTGCGTGATCGTCGAGCTCCCGACCGGAGCCCGGTACGTCGCGGACGGCTATACCGTAGAGGAGCGGCTCTCCGGCGATATCTACCGGGATATTACGAGCCGGGGCGAATCTATCCCGGGGACGTTCAGCTCCCGGGACGTGATTATCCTCACGATCGAGGGCGACTCGATCCGGACGATCCTCGGCGCGATCGCCGAGGCGGACGGGGCGCTCTTAAAGTCCTCGACAAATAACTACGTCCGGAGCGCCGGGCGGCACGGCGTATTGAATATCGACGAGATCGCCGAGGCGGATCCGGATTTCGACGAGACCTATACCGACCTCGTCAATGAGAAATTCAAGAAATATTTTCAGTCCGAGAACGCGGTGCTCCCGCTCTTTAAGGGCTACAGCTACGACGAGAAAAGCTCGTCGTCCTCCGCGCGGACGCAGGCGACGACCCGGGATATCCGGGCGCTTATGGACGACATTATCGAATTTACCGCACAGGCGGTCGGCATTCCTCCTAGTATTTGTACGGGCAAGAGCGTCACGGACGCGGATTTTTCCGCGTTCATGACCTCGACCGTGCAGCCGCTCGCGACGATGATCGCGGGCGAGATAAACCGGAAGCTCTACGGACAGCAGCTTGTTTTTAGCGGTACGTATATAACCCCGAACCTCGGCGGCGTGAGATACCGCGACGTGTTCGATATCGCGGATCCGATCGATAAGCTTATCGGCTCCGGCGCTTTCTGTGTGAATGATATCCGGCTCCGCCTCGGCCTCGATACGATCGACGCCGACTGGGCTAACCAGCACTTTATGACTAAGAACTACTCGGCCGTAGAGGATCTCGTAACCGGCGTAGATGCCGGGGCGAGCGACCCCGGCGGCTTAGTAAATAATAACCCGGCCCCGACGCCGGAGAAGGGAGAAAACGAAGAAAATGACTAACCTTGTAACACCTTACGCCTCTCTCGCCGTTTCCGAGGAACGGAGGGCGGCGGACATCGTGATCTTCGGCGATATTACCTCCGCCGCTACCGGCTGGTGGAGCGACTACTATCCGGAGGACGTGAGCGCCTACAGCCTCGTAGAGCAGCTCGGCGGGATCCCGGAGGATTACGAGATCACCGTCCACATCAACTCGAACGGCGGCGAGGTCAAGGAAGGGCTTGCGATTTATAACGCGCTGAAAGCCCGGAACGTGACGACCGTCTGCGAGGGCTTCGCAGCCTCCGCGGCGTCCGTGATCTTTATGGCCGGAAAGCGCCGGATCATGAACGCGGCGAGCCTGCTCTTTATCCACCAGGCGATTGTTTACGCCGAGGGTAATCCGGACGAGCTCGAGAAAATCGCCGGAGATCTCCGGACGATCACGAGCGCAGCCGTCGCGGCGTATAAAGAGGGCGGCGTCACGCTCTCCGACGCGGAGCTCGATGCGAAAATGAAAGCCGAGACCTGGATCACAGCGGAGGACGCCCTCGAGTGGGGCTTCGCGACGCAGATCGCGACCGCCGAGGCCGAGGAGGGAACGGTCACGAACGACGCCATGGCGTCCGTCATTAAAGCCGTGACCCGGAAAGCCCCGGTGCTCGGCACAATCGAGGCCTCGATCGACACCGCGCCGCTCGCGGCGATCGTAGACCGTCTCGAGGATAAGCTCGAGGCGCTCGACGCATTACTTAAGTCCACGAAACCCGAGCCGAATCCGGCCGGGGTGGAGAATAAACCATTTTTCAATTTTGGCCGGAAGGCAAAGGAGGACTAAAAACATGAAAAACAAAGATTTCAACCAGACCCAGCTCGCGATCGCGCAGCGCATTTCCAACGCCGCGAAAGAGGGCAACACCGAGGAGTTTGAGGCCGGGCTGCAGGAGATGTTCGCGGCGATTGAGGAGAATATCCTCGACACCGCCGCCGGAATGCAGTCGAGCGCCGACGCGGCCGTGCTCGCGCAGCGCGGCGTCCGCCAGCTCTCTTCCGCCGAGGTGAAGTTTTATAACGGCCTTATCGAAGGGCTTAGGGCATCCGAGACGACGGATATCCGCATGGCTCTTGGTGACGTCGATAAGACTTTCCCGGAGACGATCGTGTCCGCCGTTATGGAGGATATGATCCAGGCGCATCCGCTGCTTGACGCCGTCGATACCATGTCCGTTACGGGCCTGACCCGCTACCTCATGAATACCGACACCGGCGACACCGCGACGTGGGGCTCTCTGACCGACGCGATCTCGAAAGAGATCAGCTCCGGCTTTAAGGAAGTCCAGCTCGACCAGAACAAGCTCAGCGCGTTCATGCCAATTTCTAAGGATATGCTCGCGCTCGGCCCGGTATGGATCGACACCTATATCCGCCGCTGCCTCTCCGAGG